TCATCTGTCCAGTGATGGCAGCTTGTTTAAGTCCACTCAGTTTAGTAGACAGTGCAACAGCCTGAGAGCTTATGGCTTCATTCACTAACTGCTTTTCCAGAGTTTGTAGCTTAGCTGATCTGTTAAACAAACTGGACTTCCTGTCCCCGTTCCAGACCTTAGCAACCTCAATCAAGTCAGGAGATTTAGACGTAATGATAGCATTCTCCAAAATTTGGTCCTTCTGGTCAGAGGTAAGCCTGAGAGCTTTAAGCTTAGCTGTAAAGGATTCAGCCAATCTCCCAGGCTCTACCTTTACACCGCTCTGCCTAAAAAGTGCAGCCTGGTTGATGATATAGTCCGTGGTTGAGTTCATACCCTTCTCGGTTATGATCCTCAAGTTCTCGGACTCTCTGGCTGCATTTAATCCAGGCATCATCTCCCGGAATGCAAGTGGCAATAGCTGCTGCATCTCAGGGTCTTTTTTATATGACCGATAGTTGTCCATTAGGTATTGAGAAGACTCTTTATACTTCTTCCTCACCGCTTCACCCCAAGCTTCATCGTCAATACCGGTCTTTGCCAGTTCAGATAATTCAAGCTGGTGCTTCATAACCTGATCCTGCATCATGACTGCGGCGTGCGCTCTTACACCGGCAACTGTAGCGTCATCGGTAGGAGCAAGGTAGTTATCAGCCAGAGCAGTCTGGACTACCTTATCTTCTGCTATTTTCTTATTTGCATGTATCTCATACATCTTGCCACCAGTTGATGCAAAGTTTTGGAGAATGTCAACTATCATCATTCCGTTCTGGCTGCTCTGGAAAGCATCTCTTGGTTTATTGATCTGTTGTTTCATCTGCCTTGCTGGCTGTTGGAAGTTAGTATTTGGTCCCATGTCGAATGGGTTCTGAACAGCTTCCCGTTCTAATCCTTGTTCTGCCATATAACCTCCTATGCTGTCTTAGCTGTCCTTGATTGCTTGTAAGCACCGCTTGTGGTGTTCACTGTATTATAAGTACTTCCAAAGGTACTAAGCCCTGTGTTAAGTCCTTGATACCAGCTCGGCTGATTGATACTATAGTCTGACCCACCTACGGCTGAAGCCTTAACATTCTTGGCTTCTGTCGCTATGTTATCAAGCTGCATATTTCTTTTACCTGTGATATCACCAAGCCTTTGCCCTAAGCCTGTACCTAAGTCAGTGATAGCAAGGTCAATAGACTGGCCATAGGTTCCAGTAGCAGCGGCATTCAGTTCTACTGTACTCCTTGCTTTCATGTACTCTCTCTGAGCTTGCATACTCTCCTTGTAGCTCTGCTCAATAGCATCTGCCTCTTGCTTATCAAGTTCAGAATATTGCTCTATAGCTTGCCTTTCAAGGTACTTGTTGTAATCCTCTTGTGCTTCCACCTGATCCTCAGATGTTTTGTATGCTACTGCTGCTGAGGCAGCAGCCGTGATAGCAGATACCGCATACACCACTGCTGGTGCTATAGCCATTTATCCTCCTTTGTCTAACACGTTAGACTTATATTCGTTGTCCTCTCCTATTCCAGTTGCCATTGAAACTGAAGTCCCTTATGGTTAAAGGTATGTGGCTACTTGTCTCAATGGTCAGTGTGAACTTATCTGAATTAGCTCTTATTGGTATCCTGTGCTGACCTTCTACCAAGGGGGCAAACCCAATGATATTAGATGCTGCACCAAATACTCGGTTACCATAATTACTTATCCTACTTCTTCCGTATGAATCAGTCACTGTAGCTGTTAAGCCTCCAGTGGTGTTGTAGTTGATATAGAATGCACCGATGGTCAGCTTATCCAAGTTCATAGCCTGGTTGTTCTGATCCTTGACAACAGGGTTTGATGGGACATAAGTGCAATAAATCGGTACTCCCATTATCAAAGTCACTGTAGCTCCGGCACCAAGATCATCTGAGGTTTGCCATTCAGGACCAACCCTGCTAAGTGTAACAGTTTCACCTATCTCTGCTTCATAGCATCCGGTTGATCTGACTGCCTTAATATCACCCTCAGATACCTCCGTGTAATAATCAGTAGCTTTCCACACCTTATCATTTTCATCATAAGTGAAGGTTACTTCGAGTTGTCTATCTAACCTTACACCAAAGGTTAAGTCAGTGCTATCTGAATCACCCAGATCAATCTCCTCAGATACGATACTTGTACCATCCCTGAACATTATGATCTTGAGCTTATCGTCTTCAAAGGCGAAGTGAACTACTTCATCTCCATCAGTGAATAACCACCTTCCCCATGCACTCTGGACTTTATCAGTCCCTTGCCATACCCAATCATAGGTGTATATGACATTGTCGTCATCTGCCTTAATAGCAAGTATGTTAAGATTGGTACTGGCAGCTATGATCTTTGGATTACCTTTGATGAACTCATTCACATGATCTGTTATTGGCCTGGCAACTTTAGTGTCGGTAACAGAATCAGTGAAGTACTCCCTGACACCTGTATACTGACCATAGTTAATAGCAAATAGGATACTGTCTCCTGATGCCACAGGCTTAGCTGAGAGGTTAGTCTCAAAGTTAGTGGTCTTCCTGAGAACTGCATTTGCTGAGGTTAAAGCCTTATCACCCGGCATTACAAACTGAGCAGACTCCGAGAAGAACACAAGATCACCATCAAATCCTACAGCAGCTTCCAGGTAGTTAACCTGCTCAGAGTCAGCATAAACACTGATAGGGTCCGTGTCTAAAGTAGCTTGTGAAGTAGCTCTGAAGAAATTAAAGAAGTGTCCAGACCTTGACATAGTAACAGACTCACCTGCTGTAAAGTACAACCGATTCTGCATTACCCCGACTGTCTTCAACTTCTCACCTACAAAAGCAGGAAGTGGGTTGTTATCATCATCACCTACCTCTCGGTCCTCCCACTCACCTTGCCTTAAAGTGAATGTTGCTACTCCTTCTAATATAGACTCTCTTACCAAGACATAAGGCATAGTGCTAAGGTTATAACCAAGTACAATCCCTGGTTCCATACTCTCTTCCCATTGCAAGGTATTACCGCTACTACCATCTGTTGCAGTAGCCTTAAGCCAATAGGAAGCGTTCTCGGTAGTCTCCCCACCAGGCGGGTTGACCTTAACTTTAAAGTCAGTTGGTGCTTTGTTTGGAAGAAGAGTTACCTTCTCAATCTCCTTATAGATGGCGATTGAGTTAGAGTTGTTAACCTCATCATTCACTGATATAGTGAAGTCAACTCCATCAGCTCTTGTTATAAACAAACAGTTACCATTAAGTGACAAGCCATAGTTAGCTGTTACATTAGTTCCACCCCAACTACCAGTTGTAGCTGAAGTTCCAGATAAACCTTGCAGCCCCTCAGCAAGATGAGCAGCTACTACGTTTGTGTTTACTGATGCTTTTTGAGGTGCCTCGGCACCATCTTTAGAAGTATGCCAGGCAACCATTACCCCATCCAGGTATATACGTACAGTCTGAGTGTAATCTATATACTGAACATATACGATAGCGGTCTTAGGGAGTGCAGGAGACTTTGCAGTCCCAGCAGCTACGACTACCTCTTTGTTAATAATGAATGTATAATCCCCTATGGTAAGCATCTCTAACGTACTTGAAGGGTCAGTGCAAGCCAGATAAGTACCTGCACTATCCTCTACTGTTACAGAATGTACTGTTCCATCAGGTGACCAAGCCTTCAATACTCCACTTGGTTGGATCTCAATGAAGTATTCTTCATCATTCCTTTTGTAATAGTGCCACTTACTTAGGGGATTCTTACTTGCACCTGTAAGTACACCTTTGGTTTGAGTTCCTTGTCTTGACTTAAGGCCTTTGACCAAATCAGGTCTGAAGTTATCAGACAAGGTGCATTGGCCTGGATGCCTGTTCTTAGATGGCTGTTGTGATACTCCTTGAACGGGTCGTCCTTGATTAGAGGTAACATACATTAGTAGCTCTCCCTTTTAGGAAATACTGACAAGCCATAAGAACCTGAGTTAACTCCACCAACCTTTGATTGAAAGAGTACAGCAGCCGGATTATCAGTTAAGTAATTATGTTTCCTGTTTCTCATTTCTTCTCTCAAGAGCAGGGCCATTGCCTTTTGTTCTTCATCCATCTGAAGCTTCCATCTCTTCTCATCAGTCTCCAAGTCCTGTGCAAACTGACGTCTGGCAGTGTACATGATGGCTGTCTGGGCGATAGGTGGTAGGTTGTTGTATTCGATGTAAAAGATGAAAGCAGTCTGGATAGTCATTACACCATCCACTTGGTGGTTTGCTAAGTCCGTTAGATCGTAGGTATGATTAAGCATATCGTACAACTTACCACCTCTCAATGCAAGTCTGGTTCCATACGAGTACCCATCAGTAATTATGGACATAGCATTTGCTGGGGCAACTATCTGACCTGTATTGCTGTCAGGCACTAAGTTGTGGTTGTACTCTTTATTGAAGAACCAACCTCTCTGCTGGATATCTCTTGACACTCTCTCAATTGTAGCTCTTGCCGTAGCTGCATCCAGGTCTTCATCATTCTCATCAGGTACAGGGGAAAGACCTACACAAGCAAGGCAAGCATTCATGGCGTCTAATAGATCACTCATTATCCTCCTTTAAGAAAAAAAAAACC